GAAAGAGCATCCTGATGCGGGCGATGGCCCGGGACGGCGACTCCTTCGCGGCCAAGGTGCGGAACGCCAACGGCGACCCGAAACTTCAGCTCATCGAGGCCCACCGCGTGGGCGACCCGATGGACGTGCCTGCCCCTGAGGGTATGCATGACGGCTGCATCTTCGGCGCTTACGGTGAACTGATTGCCTTTAACGTCTACCGCTCGGACGGTACGAACCGCCAGATCCTGGCGCAGTCGATGATGCACGTCGTCGACCACGAGTACGCTTCCGGCGCCCGTGGCGTGCCTCTGCTCCAGCACTCCATCAATTCTATCCAGGATGAAATGGATATCCTCGAACTAGAGAAGTTGGCCGTTAAGGACAGTGCCGACGTCACGAGAATTATCAAACGTGCTGGCGGCTACGTCGAGGGCGACATGGCTGCCGAGCTCGGGGCCGGTGCGTCCTACGAGAACATCGCGGCTCGCATGGGCGGGAAACTCATCGCCCTTGAACCCGGCGAGGACTTCCAGTCCTTCACGTCAAACCGCCCTAGCCCGACCTTCACGGGCTTCCTCGCGGCGCTGGAGCGGGACATCAGCCAGGGCGTACTGCCCTACGAGTTCGTCAACGACCCGTCCAAGATTGGCGGGGCCTCGGTTCGCCTGATCACGGCGAAGAGCGCGCGGGTGTTCGGCAAATATCAGCAAATCCTCATCGAGCAGCTCTGCCAACCGACTTGGGGTTACATCATCGGCGAGGGTATCGCCAACGGCGACTTGCCCGATGACCCTGAATGGGCGAGCGTCTCGTGGACGACCCCGAAGAGCGTGACGGTTGACGGTGGCCGTGACGCGGCGAACGACCGCAACGATGTCGAGATGGGCCTGCTGTCCATGTCCGAGCTCTACGCCCAGCGCGGCCTCGATTTCCGTACCGAGATGCGGAAGCGCGCGAGCGATATGACCTTTATCATCGACGAAGCCAAGAAGGCAGGCATCCCGTTCTGGATGCTCTACAAGCCGGGCTTCAACTGGCTCCAGCAGGGACAGTCGAATGACCAGATCCCGCAGAACACGGCGGAGAACCTTGACCTCCCGCCTGTCCCAGGGATGGAAGACGAGCCGGCCTCGATGGAGGAGCCTGACTCCGAAGACGAAGACGAAACCAATTCCTAACACCTATGACCAAATTTCTCCTGAACGGATTGAAGGGCCGCGAACCCCTGCTGATTGACCCTGCCAAGGCGAGCGACCACGCCGCCCTTGCGGAGAAGTTCGGCTTTACCGATATGCTCGCCCAGTTGTTTGGCGCGGCTCCCGAGCCCTATGTCCTGGATAACGGGACGGGTGTCATCCCGATCGTCGGGGTCATCGGCAAGGGTCTGTCCCCGCTTGAGCGCATGATGGGCTCCAGCGACGTGGACTCCGTCAGCGAGGCTATCGACAAGATGGCGGTCAACCCGAGCGTCCAGCGCATCGCCTTCCATGTGTCCAGCCCGGGCGGCACGGTGACGGGTGTCGAGGAACTGGCTAACAAGATCCGCGGCCTCAAGGTGCCGACGATGGCCTACACCGACAGCGAGATGGCCTCCGCGGCCTACTGGATTTCTTCGGCTGCCGACCGCGTCGTGGCCTCCCCTTCCGCCACCGTCGGGTCGATTGGCGTCTACATGGCCATCCCTGACTTCTCCAAGGCCGCCGAGATGCAGGGGATTAAAATGGTCGTCATCAAGTCCGGCAAGTTCAAGGGCGCCGGCATCGAGGGCACGTCCCTTTCCGCCGATCAGGTCGAGAACCTGCAAGCCTCGGTCGACAGCATCCACGCCGACTTCAAGGCCGCGGTCGTCCAGAAGCGAAAGATGGTCAAGGCCGAGACGATGGAAGGCCAGACCTTCAGCGGTAAGCAGGCGGCTCAGGTCGGTCTGGTGACCGGGCTGGCCGACTCGTTCAACGCCGCCCTGGCGTCCTTCTAAGTTGCCCGACACCGCAAAACCAAATGACCATCGAAGAGCAGCTTCACGAAGCCATTGCCGCCTCTGTCTCCCTCGCTGTCGAGCGTGACGACCTCCGCGCCACCGTCGAGAAGTTGACCGTCGGCGCCGCCGATGAACTGACCGCCGCGAAGGCCGACATCGCCGCCAAGGACGCCCGCCTAGGCGAGTTGACCGTTGCGGTCGACGGCCTGTCCGCCGAGCTCGTGGCCCTCAAGGCTACCCTCGCCGCGATGGAAGGCGAAAAGGTCAGCGCCTCCAAGGAAGCCGCCAAGATCGCCGCGTCGGTCGGCGTGTCCCCTGTCCAGATGTCCCCGGCTGACGCCGCGGTGACAGCCCCCGAGGCCGTCGACCATGTCGCCGCCTTCCTCGCCCTGCCGGTCGGCTCGGCTGAGCGCGCCGCCTATTTCAAGGCGCATCAGTCCGCCATCGTCCGCGGCATCTTCTAATTTTCTCCCTAATCCCTAATCATTCCTAATCATGGCTAACTCCATCACCGCCGCTCCCGCCGTCCTCGCTGAAGGCGTCATCGGCTCCCTCAAGAACAAGCTGCCCGTCCTCTCGGGCATCTCGACCGTCTTCTCGTCCCGCCCGGGCGTGAACGGCCTCTCCATCCAGGTTCCCCTGATCGGCACGTCCACCGCGACGACCTTCGGCGCCTCCGGCTACCTCACCCAGGACGACGCGACCGTCACCTCCTCGACCGTCACGCTCGTTCACTACAAGGTGTCCAGCCGCTTCAGCCCGTCGAACCTCAAGGAATACGGCGCCCAGTTCTTCGTGAACAACTTCGTCCAGACCGCCTCCATCGCCCTCGCTCAGAAGGTCATGGACGTCATCAACGCTCAGGTCACGAACGCGAACTACTCCGTCTCCTCGACCTCCGGCGCTGACCTGTCCTACGCCGAGCTCGTGGCCGTCCAGAAGACCCTCGACGACGCGAAGGCCCCGGGCCCCCGCTACGCCGTGCTCAACAGCACCTACGTCAGCGACCTCCGCAAGGACACCACGATCGTCGGCAACAACGTTCTCGGCGCTAACATCATCCGCGACGGCGACCTCGGCATCATCGCCGGTGCCCGCGTGTACCAGTTCTCCAACCTCTCGGCCAACAGCGAAAACCTCGCCGGCTGGGTCGCTGGCCCGGACGCCATCGCCTTCGCCTCCGCCCTCCCCGAGACCGACATCCCGGGCTGGGAAGTCGCCAACGCCATCGACGCCGAAACCGGCCTCGGCGTTCAGGTGATCATGGGCCAGGAGCAGTCCGGATACATGAACGTCACCGCGACCCTGCTCGCCGGTGCCGCCGTGGGCCGCGCGACCTCGCTCGTCCGCCTGAAGACCGCCTGATGATTGCGGCCTGAGCCGCTCCAATCGGGGCCCCTACGGGGGCCCCTTTTTTGTGCCCGCTTGCCAAGGCCCGCAAAGGATATGGCTACGCTCTATTCCGAGTTCCTGCCCGACGCGAAGGAGATGCTCGCCGACTTCGGCGTGGCTGGTTCGGCTAACTCCGGGGCCATCACGTTCGTCTGTATGCTGTCCGACCCTGCCATCACGCAGGTCTTCGAGGCTGGGGGCTTTTGTGAGCGTACCCAGCACACCGTCCGCCTCGCCGCCGCAACGGCCTCCTGGAGCCTTCCAGACGGGTCTACGGGGGCATCGGCTGCGGTCATCAGCTCGGGCTCGCCCATCGCCTCCCTCGCCATCGGCAAGAAGATTGTCGCCGGGGGCAAGACCCTGCGGATCACGGGGCAGACCTACAAGCCCGGGTCGGCGTGGGTGACCCTCGTCGTCATCGACGATAACCAGTAAGGCCGTGGGGCTCATCCCCCAGTCGAAGGAGAAGTTCATGGCGGGGCTGGCCGACTATGCCCAGGGCATGGAACTCGGCATGGATGAGGCCGGCGTTCGCGGCGCTGGCGAACTTTGCAAGGCGGCGCTGGAACTGACTCCCCCGCTGGCCCAGGGTGGAGGCAAAGGGTTGAGCCTCGCGGCCAAGCAGGCGGGCTTCAAGGCCGTCGAGCGGGACATCCGTGGACTGTTCGTCGCACGGGACGAGCGCAAGGCCG